CCTGCAGGTAGTGCGGGTGCGGCAGCGGTTCAAAACAATCCTTACTTTGGAAAATTTACAGGTGAGGAAACAGGCGGCAGAGAGACTTTTCCCGCTATCAAACTGACTAAAACGCCAACGGATGTTCCTGTTGCAGAGCAAAAACTTAGGTCAGAGCTATTCCAAGAAGTGCTGCCAGGACTTAAGCCAAGGCCAGGCGTGGTGACGGGTAATGAAAACCTGTTACGCAATGAACACGCTTTAGCAAACATGGCAAATCCAACAGAGCTTGGTTTAAAAATGAAAGAGCAAATTGCGAATGAGCAGATTGGCCTTTCAAAGTTTGCTCAAGAGCGTGTAGATGCCACAGGTGCATCACGCAGCCTAATCAATGATGAACAACGTGGTGGTCGCATCAATGATGTGTTTCATGGAGTTGACCCTAATGAACCATCTGCTGCAAGCATTACAGGTTATTTAAACCAAGCAAAAAAACAAGTTTACGACTCAGCGTTTGAAAGGGTTGGCAACAACCAAATTAAAACCACACACGTTGACGACTTGCTAAAAAATCCACAATGGGCGGCAGGTTTAAAAATTAAAGGTGTGGAAGGCGTACAAGCCGCAGCCAAAGAATATTTGACCCTTGCTAAAACAGTTGGTTTTGAAGATGCAACTGGAAAAATGCACCCGCCTGGTTCTGTTGCTGCCTATGACGCTGTGCGTAAAGCCATCAATGATGAGTGGACACCACAAAATGCACGGGCAATCCAAAGGGTTAACCAAGCAATTGATAAAGACATAGCGGCGGTAGCTGACCCCAAACTGTACAAACTTGGCGACAAAATCCATCAAGTTGAAAAAACCATTTTGGGTTCTAAAGGCATCAACAAATTGTTTGGCGAAGTCGATGCAAACGGTGTTCTGACTTCAACAACGCCATTAGAAAAAATTCCATCGAAACTAAACAACTTGCCTAAAGACCAATGGCGGCACATTCGGGACACATTGTCTGAATTGGCTAATGGCAGGGTTAGGGGTGCGCCTGAAGGTATGCCGCCCGTCCCTCAAGAATTGCGTCAGTCAGCCGCAGCCGCTGTTGCTGAAATTGATGGTGCTTTAGCCCGTGAAGTGTACGCAGCAGGAACAAAAAATGCTGGTGAATGGAGTTCACAAAAAGCTAACGATGTTTTGAATTCAGTTGTAGGTCAAAAAATTGTAGAAACATTCCCACCTAGCGAAGTACAAAAATTTCATGCATTGAACTATGTTGGTCATTACACTCCACCGCTAAAGTACGAGGGTGCTGCTTTGCAAGGTCGCCGTGTTGGTCTTATTGAAAAGGGCTTGCCTGCTACTGGCGCAACTGTTGGAGGCGCAATAGGTGCATTTTTAGGCGAAGAAGCTGGCGCAGGAGCAGGTGCATTTATTGGTCGTGAAGCAGGTGCAAAAATGCAAGCTGCTAGGGCCGCAAAAGCTGAAGCTAAAGCCGCAAAAAAAATGGAAAAAGAAATGGAAAAAGCTGCAAAACTTGGTCAGACAGGCACGAATAAAATTAGCGATCTTAAATAAGGGCAAATCATGGCAGTCAATCTATCGCCAATAGGCAACGGTCAGCAGTTCTTTGACAACAACGGACAGCCCTTAAACGGTGGGTTGGTCTATACCTACCAAGCGGGTTCTACAACGCCCCTAGCGACCTACACCACAATTAACGGCAACGTAGCCAACACCAATCCTATCGTTCTAGACGCATCAGGCAGACCGCCTACAGATGTGTGGCTGACCTACGGCGTTTTCTACAAGTTTGTAGTTAAAACAAGCGCAGCGGTTACTTTAGGCACTTACGACAATATCTATGGAATTGTGGGTGTTCAAGCTTCTGTTGGCACGACTATCCCTACAGGCGTGATTTCGTTATGGTACGGCGCTATTGGTAGTGTGCCTGTAGGCTGGTATCTATGTGATGGGTCTAACGGCACACCTGACCTGAGAGACAGATTTGTGGTGGGTGCTGGCAGCACTTATTCTGTAAACGCCACAGGTGGTTCTGCTGATTCTGTGGTGGTCAGCCACACGCATACGGCATCATCCGTAGTTACAGACCCAGGCCATAATCACACAGTTAATGCAGGAGGCACAGCTTCTAATTCATTGAATTCAGGCGGTACTGTTAATTTAGCTAGTTCAAATACGGGAACAGCAACAACAGGAATAACCGTTGCAACAACAATAACATCAGCAGGTGTTTCAGGCACTAACGCCAACTTGCCGCCTTACTATGCTTTGGCATACATCATGAAGGCTTAACATGGACAACCAGCAAATCTTTAACATTGTGGTTTCCTGTGCGGGTTTTTTGGCAGGATGGGTGCTGAACAACATCACTAAAAGTCTGAATAGATTGGAAGATCGTTTGGAAGATTTTCCGCAGCGTTATGTAGCAAAAGACGATTACCGCAGAGACGTTGATGAACTCAAAGAAATCTGCAAGCAGATATTTGACAAGCTGGACAAGAAGGCTGATAAGTGATTGAACAAGCCGCCAAAGCCATAGGAGCAGTCGCTGCGGCGGTGGCGGCAATAGGCGGGTCTTATACCCTTGCCGACAAGATGGGACTATTCCGTGACCCTATCTTGAAGTGGTCGCCTGAGCATTTTGAGATTTCAAACGGCAAAGCCAGCGGCGAGTTTAAGGTGGTGGTAGCTCGACAAAAGATACGAGATGACTGTGAAGTCACTAATTTCAAAATCGAAGTCAAAGATGCGGATTTTGTTGTTTATCCAGCTACTCCAAGCATTTCCACTTTCAGCGGCCCAGCGTCACCTACTGTGGACAAGTTTGGGTATAAGTTTACGTTCGCACCTGAAGTGCAGAAAAAGATTGCCGCAGGTGACGCAACGCTGATGGCGCACATCAAGTACAAGTGCCCCGAGGGTGAGGTGGTCATCAACTACCCTAACCACAAGAATCTAACTTTTAGGATTGCATCATGATTACTCTACTTTCCACTATCGTGTCATTTCTGATGGGCGGCTTGCCCAAGTTGCTAGATGCGTTTCAAGACCGTGCGGATAAAAAGCATGAGCTTGCACTAGCCCAAATGCAAATTCAAAGGGAGATGGAATTACGAAAATTGGGTTTTGAGGCGCAAGAACGCATTGAACACATCAAGTCTGAACAGCTTGAAATTGAAACAAAATCGTCAGAAAAGGTAGCTCTAATTGGGGCGCAGCAAGCAGAGATGCAAGCTATTTACGCCCATGACATGAGCCTGAACGAAGGGACTAGCCAATGGATGCACAATTTAAGAGCGTCAGTAAGGCCCGTGATTACCTACGGCTTCTTTTTTCTCCTTGTCGCAATCGACCTGACCCTAGCATGGCATGGTATCAGTTCAAACGTATCTTTTGAAAAGATGGCAGAGCAACTGTGGGATAACGAAACCCAAACCCTTTTTGCGTCCATCATAGCGTTTCATTTTGGCGGCAGAGCTTTTGGCAAATGAATGTCAGCCCCAAAGCCCTGAAGGTCATTAAGCACCATGAGGGCTTAAGGCTCACCCCATATCGCTGCCCCGCAAAGTTGTGGACTATCGGTGTGGGCCATGTGCTTTACCCTGAACAGGGCAAACTAAAAATAGAAGACCGTGATGCTTACCCTTTGCGTTCTGAAGACAATCGTAAGTTTTCTATGGAAGAAGTGGATTCCATACTTGCGGCAGACTTACAGCGGTTTGAGCGTGCCGTAGAAAAGTTTGTGCCTGTACCCTTAACCCAAGGGCAGTTTGATGCCCTAGTGTCGTTTTCGTTCAATGTAGGGCTAGGCACATTGCAGCGCAGCACGCTACGCGCAAAGATAAACCGTGGCGACAAAGACGGCGCAGCAGAAGAATTCTTGAAGTATTGCATGGCGGGTGGCAAGATTCTTAAAGGGCTTCAAAACAGGCGCATTGATGAACGCGCCATGTTTCTTAGTCTTTAAAAATATGGATGGCGACAAGCACCGCCAACACCAGTACCGCACCGCCAAGCAATAAGAGTAAAACGATTTCTAACATGGTATTGCCAAACGCCATTCACGTTCTTGGTTGCCTGTACTGGATTTGACAGTTTTTCCTGTGAGCAGAATCAAACCATCCTTTTGCAATTCAGGTAGCCGCCTAGAAATCTGAACGCCATCAAGCCCCGTGTATTTGGCAATGCCATCCTTGCCTAGCGGCCCGTGCTTTGCCAAGCACTCCATAATCGTATTGACGTGCTTGTTAGCAAATTTAGGGGCGACATCAGCCGCCATGAATGATGTGATGGGGTCTGAAGACCTGGCTCTAATGTGTTCAAAACTCATCATCAAACCCCAAATCTTTAGGTTTAGGGTCGTTCAGGTAAGCCCAACCGTCCCACCCGCCATCACGCAAAGGAATAACGTCTAGCTTCAGCATATCTCCATTCTTGGTTTCGATGATGCTGCCGATTCTTTGGTAGCGGTTCTTTTGCTGACCTTGGGCGTTGGTGTAATTTCCAACGATGGTGGAGATTTCTTTTTTGAGCTTAGACATTTGGGTTTCCTAGTGAGTTGAGCAATTTAACTTTGTGATCGACTTCTTCAAGAAAAGTCTGAATTTCATCTTCAATGTGTGCAATGTAGTCTTCATCACGTTCTATGCGTGTGACAAACAATTGCAAATGTTTAGGCATACGTGGGTCAAACACAACATAGTCGCAAAACACCCTATCCGTACAAGCAAGCTGGAACTGGATTTGGGTAAAGTATTTCTGTGGGCATTTCTTGGTTAGCAGGGTTTCGATCATGGTTGCCGTGTTAGGGCATTTGATCTCTACCAGGCCATTAACCCCCACAAACCCATCAGGACTAGCCCCTGCCATCGGAATGTTGGGATGAGGCACAAACCCCACTTCTTCCACAATTACGCCCTTGGCAAGTTCGTATGCAGCCCTAGCAAACGGCTCTTGATCCGTGCCCCATTGCATAGCTGCATTGGAATAAGACTCTGTGGGCTTTTGGGTCATACGTTCTACGACCAATTGCGCCATGTAGTTTTCACGGCTGGTCGAGTAACCTGTCTTGGTCTTGGCTATTACGTCAGCCACCCTGCTTGCCGTGACCTTGCCCAAACGGGCGGCAAACCATTCGGGACTTTTTTGAATTACATCATGCGAATTGTCCATATAACTCTTTCCTTTTAATTTGATAAATGTTGCTTGCGTCTTGGGGTGTATCAAAAACTCCTAAATGAATTTGTTTTCCTTTATAAGAAATACGTGCTGAAAATGTGCCTGAACAATTAACTCGAACGCCCATAGGCAAATCAATTCTGCGTTTTCTGTATTTGTGGTTCCAAGCATTTTGCGTAAAAGTGGCTTGCCTAAGATTTGTTGGGCGATCATCTGTTGAATCTCCATTGATGTGATCAATACAAGGTTTAGCCCAATAACCATTTGCAAGATAAAAAATGATGTGGCTTCTTTTGTATTTTTTACCATCAACTTGAATAACCCAATAATTTTTGTTTTTTCTGCCTTTTGCTAAACATCCAGCTTCTTTTCCAATCAAGTCAGGATGTTGTTTAGCAGATTTAATCCAAAACAATTTGCCTTTTTCTGCGTCAAGTCTTAGTCGTTGTTCAATCATTTCTATCATTTATTGCTCCTTTGCTTTCTTAATACGTGCGGCTTTAGCTGCCATCACCCGTGATTGCCATGTTTGGTCGCCATTACAAGCCTCATAAGCTGCGGCATACGCGATTTGCAGTTCTTCTTTGTTGGTGGTGGCATCTATTGCTGCAAGGTGGTCTGCCATCAGTTGTGCGCTAACCTTTGGCTCTTTGCGACTAGCGGCGTTGCCATCATCGTCTTCAGGGGCTATTCCACAAGCAGCCATCAGGCTGTAACGCCTGGCGTAAGTCAAAGCCGAGCCATACCCCTGTGGGTCTTGTTTGGCAGCAGGGACATGGAGCTTGCCGCTTGACAGGCTTTCGCCTGATTCGTGAATGAACATGGTTTCTACAATCACGCCATCAGAAGATTCTGCGGTTTGCTGCATCAAGAACACCCCATTTGCATTTAATGCATCTACCACGGCCTCCACACACGCACTCAAATCTGCATATTTGCTTCTGAAGTGCGGGTTGGTATTGGTTTTGAGGGCAGGCCCAAATTGTTTTTGGGCTTTGACTAAAGCTGTTGCTATCTGTTTCATAAAGTTCCTGCAGTTGTACTGTTTCAAAAAATTGTTGTTGGGACATATCAATAGAC